ACAATTCAAGCAATCAAAGATAAATATCCAAAGACTATTACTGGTTTAACTACAATTGGTCCAATTCCTGATTGGGTTCAAGAAGCAGTAAATGCTTATAATCCTGAATCTTAAAGCTAAACCTCATCCTTCAACCCTAACAAAGGTACTCTACTCATATATTAAGATTTTGTCAAGGGGTTGACAAATAATTCGATGAACGTTATAGTTTAAACGTCTTCATTATCCTTGTATCTTTGGGAATGAAGATCCTTTCTGTGGTGAGAAAGGTAGTTGGTGGAAGATGGGGGAGGTTTTTACCTCCCTTTCTTTCGTTTATAATTAGTATGTCTTATGATCAAATCTCTAATCAATATGAAATTCACTGTTTATTCTAAAGATAATTGTCCTTATTGCCAAAAGATTAAAACTGTACTAGAATTAACTGGTTGTGATCATGTTATCTATAAATTAGATGAGGATTTTACAAGAGCCGAATTCATTTCAGAATTTGGAGAAGGTGCAACTTTTCCACAGGTAGTTTGTGATGACAAAAAATTGGGAGGATCTGTTGACACAATTAAATTCCTCAGAGAACAACAAATCGCCTGAAGAGGGCATAAATAAATTTGAAAACCACAATCGTGGTATTGAATTTATTCTTAATGGAGGTAAAAAGAAGCAACCAAAACCTTTTCAAATAGTTTTCGATAAGATGGTTTGCTTCTTCAAACGGGAAGTAAGCATCTATTTTGAATTTTCTTTAAAGGTAAAGAAAATTAAGTAGTTTCCCGGAGTAGGACAATGTTAGCAGTCAGTTTAGTTTTCGGTTCATTCTTAACCGTTCTCTTTTTAGTAGTAGGTGTAATTGGTGGTTGGGTTGCTCGTGAATATGTCATGAATTATCAAGAATCTCCAAGACTTCACCCAGAATTTTTTGATGAGCATGGTAATGTTGTTCCCGACGAAGTTCTCGCACTCCGTTTTGAAGAGGGTTTCTTTTCCAACGATGAAATCGAAGAGGAAGAAGAATAAAATTCAAAATATGTAAATTGATTAGGATCAAATTGTAAATCATGGCTACAACTAAATCAAAACCTGCTGCTACTCCCGAATTAGCAGCAAACCCCTTTATCTTTGAAATCTTACAACTTGCTTCAAAGCAAAGGGCTAAAGCGAAAAAAGTTGAAGTGCTTAAAAAGTATGAGCATCCAGCACTAAAGGCAGTTTTTATCTGGAACTTTGATGAGAGTCTTATTTCTGCTCTCCCTGAAGGTGAAGTTCCTTATGCTAGTGTTGGTGAACAAAATTCTTTTAGTGGTACTGTAACAGGGAATATCAACGATGCTGTTGGTATGATGAATGAACTTGGATCTAACTCTCTTGGATCTCAGGATCAAGGACGTTCTTCTATCCGCAAGGAGTACGAGAAGTTTTATAACTTCATTCGTGGTGGTAATGATTCCCTAAGTTCTCTTCGTAGAGAAACGATGTTTATCAACGTTCTACAAGGTCTTCATCCACTTGAAGCAGAAATTGTTTGTCTTATCAAAGATAAGCAACTTGAAACCAAATATAAAATTACTAAAGAGATTGTAAGTCAGGCATATCCTGACATTAAATGGGGTGGTCGAGCATAAATGAAAATTCTTCATCAGGATTGTGATCCTAGTTTGGCAGAGGATCGTTCTTTGCCAAACAACGCATTTTTAATTGAATATCTACAAGATGGATTGACAAAGTTTGATATTGCTATGGCAGCAAAGCGTGTAGATATATTTGATCACTACTGGGACAACTATAGGCATGACTTTGTAAACATGACACAAGCACAAGGCAGAATCAGTCCTAAATTGTGGGGAAATAAACCAAAAGAAAAAAGTAAAAAACGATGAGTGAAGAATCCGTACCACTAAACGTCAACATCGATCCAGATGAGATGCAAAAAGTGTTGAAGAAGTATAAGAAACTTAAAAAGTACATGCGTTCACCACTGTACGAGATTAAAAAGTTGGACAAGAATGAAGAGGTGATTAGTAAACTGTTGGATGGGATTCAAGACATGACTGATACCAAAACCGACCTTTAATTCCAAATATCGGGGGAAAAAATCCCGGCAAAATTTTCACCCCCTAAGGTTTTTTAAAATGTAGTCTATTATACAAGATTACTTGACTATATACTCTATAGGGTATATAATACCTGTACGTTCATCCCACTTCGGTGGGACGCAAGTAAGTCGCGGAACGGAGCGTTCATCCCATGATCGAACTATTACTTTATGCAAATATTGCATGTCCAGACGCTGATGCTATGATTCTTCGGATTCAGAAACATGAGGGTCTTAAAGAGGAGTGGAAGATTGAACTGGTTGAAACCATTAAGGATTCTGTACCAGAGTGTTATTGGGACGCAAACGACTAAAGGAACGGGCCTAAAAATCCAATTACTTTAGGAGTAAGACAAATGAACACCTTAAACCTCATTAAAAAGCAAATCGACAAAGCATCTGCACTGCACGATGCTCAGATCTCTCACACTGCTTATCGTGGTGTTGAGTATAATACTCGTTGCTTTGAAGCAAAAGATACCCACGGTGTTTTCTGCTATCGTGGTACATCCTACGCTAAGTGATATCATGCAAACACTAACTGTTGTGGGACTCACGTCCCTAGGTTGTGTGGCATTTATTGGTATGATCTACGGAGAACTCCTTCTTCTACAGAGGGGGTAAATAATCAGACAAGAGAGGTTAAGAAACCTCTCTTTTTTTTGTCTTTTTATGTAAAATTTACAATTGTATATTACGATACACAAACTTCACTACATATAATAGAGATGGAGATGCTTATGCACTGAAAACCAATTTTTTTATTATGTGTTCAATTGCCGAGGTGACCATGCACAATCTTATCTCTCGCAATCAAATGGCAGAATGGAATCATTTTGAGCAAACCGTAGACAAATGTACAGAAGAATTAGATTTGGTCAATGATTATTTCAACTGTTTAATAGAGTGCGATGAGGAACAATCTACTTGCAAGAAAATTTGCAGAGATTTATTAGAATCCGATTAATCAGAATAACGACAGGGGGGTTGATCACCCCTTTTTTTATGCTATAATGGATGAAAGATCTTTTTTTCATGGATAGAGAACGTTTAAAACTTATCGTCCGCAATCTGGAACTTTTGGTTGACGGACTCAAAGCAGAAGTATACTCGGATGTTGATGCATATAAACCCTCCGAGATGAATTATACAGAAGTATCACAACATATTCGTGACTACGACGAGATTTTTAATGACGATGATGGTTATCCCGATTGATTTATGACTGTAAAACTTATTAGTGTAACTCCCGATGCGGAGCAGACCATGGCATATGTTGCCCGTGTCTCAAACCCCAATAATCAGGAAAACCCAAACTATGCAAAACTGTTGGGTTACTGCATCAAACACAATCACTGGAGTGTGTTTGAACAATCATTTATGACTCTGGAACTTGAAACCACGAGAGGTGTAGCAGCTCAAGTGCTCCGGCATCGTTCGTTCACATATCAAGAATTTTCCCAACGTTATGCTGATTCTTCCCTACTCTCGAAGACGATCCCTCTACCTGAACTACGGCGTCAAGACACCAAGAATCGTCAGAATTCTATTGATGATATTGACCCGTTTATCCGTCAGAAATTTGAAATGAAGATGCAAAGACTTTTTTCAGAGTCTATGGATCTTTATCAAGAAATGCTTGATGCATCGATTGCAAAGGAGTGTGCTCGTTTTGTGCTTCCACTCGCCTGTCCCACTAGAATCTACATGAGCGGTTCATGTCGTTCATGGATCCATTATATTACTCTGAGAACTGCTAATGGCACTCAGAAGGAGCATATGGATCTCGCAGAAGGATGTAAAAAGATCTTTATCGAACAGTTCCCAACTTGTGCAGAAGCACTAGAATGGGTCTAAATAAAATATAGTGAATCTTATTATTTCGACTTATGGCGACATATCCTGTAGTAAACACTAAAACTGGTGAACAAAAGGACGTTGTGCTTAGCGTTCATGATTGGGACCAGTGGAAGGAAGATAATCCAGATTGGACACGAGATTGGAGTGATCCATCAACCTGTCCTCAACCTGGAGAAGTTGGAGAGTGGCGAGATAAACTCGTCGCTAAAAATCCTGGTTGGAATGATGTATTAGAAAAAGCATCAAAAGCACCTCGTTCAACGGTTAAAAAGATCTAAACAACTTATGGCAACTAGAAAAAGAAAGAATGATTCCCCAATCGGAATTGGCATGACTGCCAAACAGATGAGAAGGAAAAAACCGATCAATACCGATTTTCTTGTTGATATTGATCCGTTAACTGATAATCAAAAAAGACTTTTTGATTCATATGAAGCAGGGAAACATTTAATCGCTTATGGTTGTGCAGGAACAGGTAAAACATTTATCACTCTCTATAATGCTCTTCAGGATGTATTGAGTGATAATACACCTTATGAAAGAATATATCTCGTTCGCTCACTTGTTTCGACCAGAGAGATTGGATTCCTCCCTGGAACATATGAAGATAAGTCTGATATCTATCAGATTCCTTACAAGAACATGGTTAAATACATGTTCCAAATGCCATCAGATTCCGATTTTGAAATGCTCTATGGGAATCTAAAGGCACAAGAAACAATTAAGTTCTGGTCAACTTCATTTTTGCGTGGAACTACTCTCGATAATGCAATTGTTATCGTTGATGAATTCCAAAACTTGAATTTTCATGAACTTGATAGTATAATTACAAGAGTCGGTGAAAATACCCGTATTTGTTTCTGTGGTGATGCAACACAATCTGACTTGCAAAAAACCAACGAAAGAAATGGTATTGTCGATTTTATGAGAATTCTGAGAGCAATGCCCTCGTTTGATATTGTTGAGTTTGGTCTTGATGATATTGTTCGCTCTGGTTTGGTCAAGGAATACATCGTTGCTAAACTAGATGCAGGTTTTTAATGTTCAATCATGTTGATATTAATCTCCCTCAACTTGAGAGGGAGACTATTGATGGAGTAAGATATTACTCAGTTCCAAATGAAGAAGAACTCTTGCGACTGGTCTCCATTACGTCGGTGACCAGTCATTTTAATAAGGAGATCTTTGTTAAATGGCGTAAGAAAGTGGGTAATGAAGAAGCAGATCGCATCACGAAACGTGCAACTAGTCGTGGTACAGATATGCACACTCTTGTAGAACATCATCTTAAGAATGAAGGTTTGCCAAAGGTTCAACCCATTTCTGATTTTCTATTTAAAATCTCTAAAGGAAAACTAAAAAATATAAATAATATATACGCTTTAGAAGGTTCCCTATATAGTAAGGAACTTGGTATTGCTGGAACAGTTGACTGTATTGCCGAATATAACGGTGAGTTAGCAATAATCGATTTTAAAACATCTGCGAAACCGAAACCACGAGAGTGGATCGATCACTATTTCGTACAATGTATGGCATACGGTTGTATGTTGTATGAATTGACAGGCATTTCTGTCAAAAAACTTGTAATCATTATGGCCTGTGAAAACGGAGAATGTGTAGTCTATGAAGAACGAGACAAATCAAAGTACATCAAACTGCTCAGCAAATACATTAGAAAATTTGTTGCAGATAAATTGGAGCTCTATGGAACCAAATAAGGAACTAGAAAAGGCAATCGAAAATAAATTTCTTACACCATCAAAATTCGCTCTTGAGATCGAAAAAATTGTTGCTGAAGAAAAATTTAATTACATCGATGCGATTTGCCACTATTGCGAAATCAACGAACTTGAGGTAGACTCTGTCACGAAGCTCATTTCAAAATCTTTGAAAGAGCGTCTGAAGTGGGACGCAATCCGTCTCAATTTCATGAAGAAAACTTCTCGTGCAAAATTACCCCTCTGAATTATGATTTCTCGTGATGAATTGCTGCATTTGAAAATTCAAGCAGCGATGAGAGAACACAATATTCCTGAATCCGACATCAAATATATTGGTGAAGGTGAGGGAACATATTGGTATAGAATTAATGGTAAGCATTCTGTACCTGTTCATATGATTGATGAATTTGAAAGAGTTGATGAAATCGAAAGTGACGCCGTTTGAGACCTATCAGCATTACTTGTCTTTAAAAAATCACTTTACCAATCCAAAGTATGATTTTTTCAAGTATGGTGCTAAAACCCGAGCATCCGTAGCATCCTTTAATAAGAGGAAGGATAAGTATTGGTTTGAAAAGACATCTCGTAAGTATTCCGATAAGGAAATCGTTGATTTTCTTGTATCAAATTTTGTTTCCACCGACAACCCGCAAAACCTATGGATTGGAGAAATTATCAATTCTGGCGAAAGGACATACGCCGAATGGATGAAACGACAACAGAGTTTAACTTACTTGTTCAAAGAACAAAGCAACGAATTACTCTCGGAGATCGGATTAGAAGATCTATTCAAATGTTCCAAGGGACATCCTATCCTGCTCAAAAAACTTCTAAGCGGGAAATTATCACTAGAAACCTTTATAATATACGAAAAAATATTCCATTTTTCAAAAAACTTCGATAAGAAGTTGGCTGATCCTGTTTGGGAAACTATCAGTTTGAAAATAAAAAAATATGATCCTTTCATAAATATTGATGTATTCCAATACAAGAAGATTTTACGGTCAATAGTTCATGAGTGATTTTTTTGATTCAGATATAATTCAAGAAGAGTTAAAAGAGATTAATGATCTCCAAGAAGAGATCTATGGAACCTTTTTGACTTTTTCCATTATGAGCCGTAGTGAACAATTGGAAAATGTTGATAAGCTAACACGCTTGCTAGAAAAGCAAAGAGTGATGTATACTAGGTTATCCCTTTCAGACGACCCTAAAGCGGTTGAGATGAAAGAGAACCTACGTAAATCGGTTGCCATGATGGGATTCCCACCTGAGACCGATTTGAACATGCTTTTCGATAGTATGAAGGAAACCATTGATTCCCTTAGAGTCTATATTGACAACTAAGAACTTTTTCGTTATACTATCCTAGTAAATCCCCCAAATCCAAACAATCCGAGGTATCTAAATGTCTTTCGCAGACCTTAAAAAGCAATCTAAACTTGGCTCTCTGACTGCCAAACTGGTTAAAGAAGTTGAGAAAATGAATAATACTGGCGGTTCAGGAGATGACCGTCTCTGGAAACTGGAATGTGATAAGAGCGGCAATGGTTATGCCGTTATCCGTTTCCTCCCTGCCCCTAACGGCGAAGATCTTCCGTTTGTGAAACTGTACTCCCATGCCTTCCAAGGTCCTGGTGGTTGGTACATCGAAAACTCTCTCACCACTCTGGGTCAAAAAGACCCTGTTTCTGAATACAACTCCATGCTGTGGAATAACGGCACGGATGCTGGTAAGGATGCAGCACGTAAGCAGAAGCGTAAACTGACTTACATCGCTAATGTCTACGTTGTGAAGGATCCTGCAAATCCTGAGAACGAAGGTAAAGTGATGCTTTACAAGTTTGGTAAGAAGATCTTTGATAAGATTACTGCTGCCATGCAACCCGAGTTCGAGGACGAGGAAGCAATTGATCCGTTTGACTTCTGGCAAGGTGCCAACTTCAAACTGAAGGCAAAGAACGTTGCTGGTTATCGCAACTATGATTCCTCCGAGTTTGCCGCACAAAGCGCACTCTTGGACGATGATGATGCGATGGAAGCAATCTGGAAAAAGCAATTCTCTCTGGAAGAGTTTGTTGCTGCAGATCAGTTCAAGGACTATGACACCCTGAAGAAGCGTCTTGATTACGTTCTTGGTAACAAGGGCACCCCTCGTTTCCAGGATCAAGAAACCGTTGAGGCAGAGGAAGATTTCCGTG